GCATTGACCAAAATTCCTCCTGTCAGAAACGAAGGCCTCATTGAAGAAAGCATTGTGGAACTCAATGATGGCGTAGTTATTGCCAGCGGCCAAGATGATCAAGGCAACGCTATATTTGTCGGCGGCATGAAGATCAGTGCTGACACAGGCGAATTGTCTGGACCACCGTTTGAACAAGCAGTTAACCGTATTGCCACTAAAGCAGCTATTGCAAGGAGCTTTTAATAATGCCTAGAATATATTGTCGTACACCGTCTACTGGAAAACCGTTGAATCTCATTTATCCAAATGTAACAACTTCCTATGCAACTATTCCTCTTGCAAATGCTCCGGATTATTCGGTGCCAGATCCTTCTGAAGTTTATTCCGAAAGAGATCCTGACTTTCCCAGCAGAGCAATAATACCAGGAGAAATATTTTTCCTTACTCCGCTGTCGGCAGTTAACAAAAGTGATGCAGAACAATGGGTAGAAGTAATTCTTCTTACACAGGATGGCACGACTGTTGCTGTTGGACGAGCTGTTATTCCTGCAAGAGACACTGCATATATTCCCTTGCAGGGTCGTAGCTTGCTCAAAACTGCCACTGAGGAACCTGCTGATGGCGACAGATTGCGAGTTCGTGCCAGTGCTGTTGATGTGATTGATGTATGGGTTGCAGCAGATGAATCACCTGCCAGCCAGAACATAGGTGTCTTTACACCGGTGGTGCCATAATGGCTAAACTGTTATCAAACCGAGTCCAAACAACTCCACCCGCTGATGCTGAACCAGATCGCACAGACTGGCTGGCACCGCAGGATGCAGAACCCAACTTAGGTGTTCCTGGAGCCAGCGGGCAAATTTTAGCATCGGGTGCTGATGGTTCTCGTTACTGGGTAGATCCAGGCGCAGGTGCAACTGGACCACAGGGCCCACAAGGACCGCGTGGACCACAAGGTCCCACAGGATCAACAGGTGCAACTGGACTCACTGGAGCAACAGGGTTTGAAGGGGCAACAGGATTTAGTGGGGCAACAGGATTCGAGGGGGCAACTGGAGCAACAGGATTTGAGGGGGCAACTGGATTCAGTGGTGCTACCGGACTAAATGGTTCTACTGGTGCAACCGGAACGGGTGGTGCCACCGGCGCCACCGGACTTCAAGGTGCAACTGGAATAGCTGGTTCAAATGGACTCGACGGAGCCACCGGAATTACCGGGGCAACTGGTGATATTGGCCAAACTGGAGCTACTGGGTTAGATGGAGCTACCGGAGCAGGTGCCACTGGAGCTACTGGGTTAGATGGAGCAACTGGAGCAGGCGCCACTGGCGCCACCGGTCCACAAGGCCCACAAGGCCCAGCAGGCTCAGGAGCTACTGGTTTTGATGGAGCTACAGGTGCAACTGGAGCAGGTGCCACAGGTGCCACAGGACCACAAGGACCACGCGGGCCACAAGGAGTAAATGGATTTGTTGGAACTACTGGAGCTACAGGATCAGAAGGACCACAAGGACCCACTGGACCCACAGGACCACAAGGACCCACAGGACCCACAGGACCACAAGGACCTGCTGGAACTTCTGTGACCATTATCGGATCAGTACCTGATGTTAATGTAGTACCACCTGGTAATCCTCAGACCACACTAAATGCTGCTTTTCCTGGTGCAATAGCCGGGAATGGTGTTATTGATACAGCCACTGGTAATTTATGGGTATACGACGGAGCTCTTTGGGAAAATGTGGGTCAAATCACAGGTCCGCAAGGAGCTACTGGTGTTAACGGTCTTACAGGTGCAACTGGCCTAACTGGTACTACTGGACTAGAAGGATCAACGGGCCCACAAGGACCACGCGGTCCTCAGGGATTCTTCGGATCTACCGGACCAGATGGAGCCACTGGAGCTACTGGTTTTGATGGATCTACAGGTGCAACTGGAGCAGGTGCCACTGGTGCTACAGGACCACAAGGACCACAAGGACCAGCAGGTGCAGGTAGTACAGTACCGGGACCACAAGGACCACAAGGACCACAAGGACCCATTGGACCGCAAGGACCCACAGGACCCATCGGACCCATTGGACCACAAGGACCACGTGGACCACAAGGACCACAAGGACCACAAGGACCACAAGGACCCATTGGACCACAAGGACCACAAGGACCCATTGGACTAACAGGTGCAGGTGCTACCGGAGCAACCGGACCACAAGGACCACAAGGATCAGAAGGACCACAAGGACCCACAGGACCACAAGGACCACGTGGACCACAAGGACCCATTGGGTTAACTGGACCACAAGGACCCACAGGACCGCAAGGACCCACAGGACCACAAGGACCACAAGGACCACAAGGACCACAAGGTTCTACAGGCTCAGGAGCTACTGGAGCAACAGGACCACAAGGACCACGCGGACCACAAGGTGAAGGTGCTACCGGAGCAACTGGACCACAAGGACCACAAGGACCACAAGGACCCATTGGACTAACAGGTGCAGGTGCCACTGGAGCAACAGGACCACAAGGACCACAAGGACCACGTGGACCACAAGGTGAAGGTGCCACCGGAGCAACAGGACCACAAGGACCACAAGGACCCATTGGACCAACAGGTGCAGGAGCCACTGGAGCAACAGGACCACAAGGACCACAAGGACCACAAGGTTCTACAGGTGCAGGAGCCACTGGAGCAACAGGACCACAAGGACCACAAGGACCACAAGGACCCATTGGCCCAACAGGTGCAGGAGCTACCGGAGCAACTGGTTTAACAGGATCCACTGGACCACGTGGACCACAAGGACCACAAGGACCCATTGGACCCATTGGACCACAAGGACCACAAGGACCAACAGGTGCAGGAGCCACTGGAGCAACAGGACCACAGGGACCGCAAGGACCACAAGGACCACAAGGTGCAGGTAGTACAGTACCAGGACCACAAGGACCACAAGGACCACAAGGACCCATTGGACCACAAGGACCACAAGGACCAACAGGTGCAGGAGCCACTGGAGCAACAGGACCACAGGGACCGCAAGGACCGCAAGGACCCATTGGACCAACAGGTGCAGGTGCTACTGGAGCAACCGGACCACAAGGCCCACAAGGACCCATTGGACCAACAGGTGCAGGAGCCACTGGAGCAACCGGACCACAAGGACCACAAGGCCCCAATGGAGCAACAGGATTAGGATCAACGGGTGCAACTGGACTAACAGGATCAACTGGGCCATCTGGAGGACCAGTAGGCTCAACCGGAGCAACCGGACCACAAGGACCCACAGGACCACAAGGACCACAAGGACCCACTGGACCACAAGGACCCACAGGACCACAAGGACCACAAGGACCACTGGGATCAACGGGTGCAACTGGACTAACAGGATCAACTGGGCCATCTGGAGGACCAGTAGGCTCAACCGGTGCAACTGGACCACAAGGACCACAAGGACCCATCGGACCACAAGGACCACAAGGACCGCGTGGACCACAAGGACCACAAGGACCCATTGGAGCAACAGGATCCGGTGCAACGGGTGCAACCGGACTAACAGGATCAACTGGGCCATCTGGAGGACCAGTAGGCTCAACCGGTGCAACTGGACCACAAGGACCACAAGGACCGCGTGGACCACAAGGGCCTACAGGATCAACTGGGCCATCTGGAGGACCAGTAGGCTCAACCGGTGCAACTGGACCACAAGGACCACAAGGACCAGCAGGTGCAGGTGCCACTGGAGCTAGTGGTGCTACAGGACCACAAGGAGCAACTGGTGCAGGTAGTGCAGTACCTGGACCACAAGGACCCACAGGACCACGTGGACCACAAGGACCACAAGGACCAGCAGGCTCAGGTGCCACTGGAGCTAGTGGTGCTACAGGACCACAAGGAGCAACCGGTGCAGGTAGTGCAGTACCTGGTCCACAAGGACCACAAGGACCCATTGGACCACAAGGACCAACAGGACCACAAGGCCCACAAGGACCAGGCGGCATTGGACCACAAGGACCACAAGGACCCATTGGACCACAAGGACCACAAGGACCAGCAGGTGCAGGTGCAACTGGTGCTGCAGGACCACAAGGACCACAGGGACCACAAGGACCCATTGGACCACAAGGACCACAAGGACCGTCGGGTGATCCAGGCAGCGACACTAATATAAATGCTGTAGATACCGAAACCAACGCAAGTTATTATCCTGTGTTCGTATCTGCTACTGGGGAAAGTGTACTTGCTCGTGCCGACAATGCTGGTCTGACCTACAATCCCTTTACCAAGACCATGACAACAACCAATTTTGCTGGTACTGCTACTACAGCACTATACGCCGACTTGGCAGAACGATACTTGGCAGATGCAGAATATTCTCCAGGTACCTTGTTGGAGTTTGGTGGTGATCAAGAAGTTACACGCACAGCTACCAGTCACAGTGTACGTATAGCTGGAGTGGTATCAACTGATCCTGCTTACCTGATGAACTCTGGTTTGGAAGGAACTTTTGTAACCAGTGTAGCATTGACAGGTCGAGTGCCGTGCAGTGTGGTTGGTACAATTAGTAAAGGTGATCGATTGGTAGCAAGTGATATTCCGGGTGTGGCCACAGTGATGGATACTGCTCGATATCAGCCAGGATCAATTGTGGGTAAAGCTCTCGAGGATTACAATTCTGAAGATGTGGGAATTATAACAGTAGTAGTAGGAAGATTGTAATAGTAAAAATAAACGGGCAATTTGCCCGTTTATTTTATTGTGCTGGGTGAACTACATCTTTCAATGTGGCAATTTTCTGTTTGACAACATCAAAATTTACAGTATTCCACAGCCCAGGATGCATGGGTTTTGGCAATACTGAACTGTCCATCCAAGCATACCCTAGATGTTCTTCGTTGAGTTTGGGTCGGAATTCACTGGCCACACAGCAAAAAAATGTATGATAAACAAATACATTATCAGTGCTGGTAAATTTTTCTAGCGGGACCAATCTCAAGTAATCGGGCATGAATCCCAACTCTTCAGTGCATTCTCTTGTAATGGTGTCCATGAGGGTTTCTGCAGATTCGACCTTGCCACCGGGCAATCCCCATGTGTTTGGGTTTTTAGGATCGTTACGCATGAGATATAGATATCGTTGTGTATCAAAACTATAAAACCAAACCCCAACTGCATTTACAGAACTATGCTCCATTCGCCACCCGGATAAAGACCTTCGTAACTTTTAACCCATTCACTACCAGTCCAAAGATATTGTAATCCTGTGGTAATGTTTGTAGTGTATTGTATATTAGTTCCTGTGGTGCTGTCAAATGCAACTAACCAATCTTGCCCGTCGTATTCAATAATGTCATTGGCTTGAGCCACTACAGCACCCCACGCTACAGATGGTGTTGTATTATCAGCATTACCGATACTGTTTAGAATAAGATATCGTTGCCCAATTGCAGAAACAGGTAGTCCGGCTCCAGGACCACTTAGTAGTGGATCAATCACAGCATCTATTGCCGGCAATGTATTCTGTGGAACAGTGTCAGTGTCGACATCAAACAACAGGAATCTCTGATCAGTTGGATCATAACTTACTGTTCCAATAATGTCGGCGGTTTCGTCCCAGGGATTGGTCAGTCGTATCTGTGTAATACCGGGTCTAAAATTTCCATACAGGTTCATCACTGTGGGCCAGTACTCGTTGCTGGGTGGCGAATCTGGCAACACAGGAGATGAGTTGGGTTCGTCAACTACAGCACTGAGTTTTAAAATTTGTAATTTATTACCAATTAACAAAACTTGGTACATGTATGGAGTAAATTTTTGCCTTGTGCCTAATAACAGATCACTGTTCTGAATGGCTTCTACCGCATCTCCTTGATCATCGAATGCAGAGGCAATGATTTTTTCAATCACACCCAACTTTTTGACCTTGGCTGGACTAGATATCCAAATTGGAATTGAAAATTTCATAGTCATGATATCTATGGGATTTTCTGTTCCTTGCGGTATTGTACGACTAGACCATATAGTATCATCTAAATCCACAACGCTTAGGCTGGTCCAATCCAAATAGTTGTCGGTGCTTTGAATTTCCAGACTGGGATTGAACAACGTAGAAATTTGCTCAAATATCTGCAATTTTTGATTGGTGTTTGATGTCCAAATGTCCAAGCTCAAGGACATTTTGTAAGGCACTGGCATCAAGCGTTCGATTGTGAATGCATTACCTTGTGTGGTTTCATAACTTTCGGATTGAGTATCATAAAATCGTTGACGCACCTGCTGGTTGCTGACAAAATAAGGATCCTGTAGTCGCTCACGTGCATAGTTCATACCGGTAATGTAAAAAGTCATCAAAGGAGTCGAAGGCAATGCACTTGATGAGTTTTCTTGCAACACTGTTTGAGCCAGTCGTGTCCAGTCACCATAGCGAACTGGCACCCGTATCAGCGCAGCTTCGTTAGAATTGGTACGTCCGTATTCAACTTGAAAGTTACTAAACATTCTAGTAAACTGCAAGAGAAAACGACGTATTTGAGCATCATAAAAAAATTGTTGCATATTTTAACTCGATCTTTGTCCAGGTTGTGTACCGGGATAAGGGTTAGCCGGTTTGTTGCCGCCTTGATTACCGTTGTCAGCTTGAGGTTTCAAAATCTCACTCAGACTCTGACGACTTGGTATATTACCCTGATCCGTAGTGGATGTAGTATATGTATTGTTAACAAACGTACTGCGTAAAGTATTGTTCTGTGGACCGTTAGTTAGATTAGTTCTAACATTCTCTTCAATCTTGACCCAAGTACGCCCATTGTATCGAAACAATCGATTTGGAAAGTAGTCTAGTCGCAACGCATACTGTCCGTCTTGCGGATTGATCGGAAATGACACGCCCGGAGTAACAGGCAACCCATTGGGTGCAATACCGTCGCCAGTTAGGTAGCCCATGGTCCATCCGTCGGACCGTGGAGATACCGATGCTTCGTCGGCATTGACTCCAGTCTGACTAGCATTAATATAGGTGCTGTCAATAGTTGGTCCTTGCGGATTGCCTGGTGTGCCAGTAGGATTGGTTGAGAATATGTAAAAGCTCGTTGTGTCGTAACCCGATAATGGAAGCTCGGCTTCGGCTTGATTCAAGATAGCATCGTTAATTTCCAGATCTTTGGGTCTGGTACTGGCTTCAGTTTCGACTGTATCGCACTCTTTGCTGATCCAGAAGTTGGTGTCGGTGATGTCTGTTCCAACAGGAACACCTTGTAGAGCACGATAGTGCTGATCTCCTGCCAACACAACTGACCCCACAGGATAGTAATTGCCTGAATCCCAAATGGCATTGTTGTCCAAACAGGCATTGACAATGTCTTGGTACTCTTGACTATTGGTCATAGGAGTGGCTTTGACACGCCACAAGTGCGGCAACCAGGTTTGGCTAAATCCTTCGCTGGCAAAGCTGGCATCTTGTATTACATAAAATCTTGGCAAGGGTGGCGTAGCTGGATTCAGTGGATTCCAGTCTTTGAGATTGGGAAATTCCAAAACATCGCCACTCATTAACTTGCGTTGAAACGTATCAATCATGTCATTGTAGTGAAATGTAATAAACAAGGTATCGTTGTTTAAAAACAGTCCAAACTGTGTCAAGTCAAAATCAATATCCTGTTGACGATAAACTCCGCGCATGCGATAAATGTCAGCATCGTATTTTCGGTCCCGTATTTCGCCCAACAACAAGTCTTCGATGAACAAGGGACTGCTCTCAGCGTAGTTGGGCTGAGTGGCATCACCATTTACTCCGGTGGTTGTAGAATTGTCAGCAGTGGGTTTTGGCCCCATGTACTTGTGAACAAAAATGTCAAGCCCGCCCACAGTGAACATTTCACTTATGGTGCGATCAAAATATCGATAATCGGCCGTTTTATTGGGCCGGTACATGCTGAGACGTGGAATTTTGGTTCTCCTTGCAGTATTTAGTTGTATCTTGCAACGGTTGACCGCTATCGGAACAGGTGCTATAATGCTATATACTTGGAAATTCCCAATAGGAACACAATGAAATCCGTAGCCCAAAAACCCATTAAGTCAATGACCCCGCGCAGCTTAGATGTTGGTACAGGTCCAGAACCTGATTGGAAACAGCAGCCCGAGGACGACTACAGAAAAAGCCGTTTGACAACCATGTTCAACTGGTATAACTATTACTACGGCAAAAAAGAAGCTAGAGATTGCATCATTGATTGGTTGAGCCGTACCGGTCGTGCTACAGAAGCCAAGGACTTTGCTCGGGTGCCCGAAAATGCTGTGACACGAATGGGAATCGGTTGGCTATGCCGTGCCAACCTGTTGGGATTGCAGTTGTCTGAATCTGAATTGGCCACAATCAATGCTGCCATAGCCGATTATATCGAAGCACATCGTCGTGTCAAAGCAGTGGTTGAAACTGCAGAGGCAGCAGTGATACGACCCAATATTCAAGATCGTTTGCGTGAAAAACTGGTAGAAGCAGCCGGCGAACTAGAGGGCATGTACGACGAGATGATTCAGTCTGGTGCCAAGATGTCAGCCAATTACAAGCCTGTGAGCCTGTTCCGCAGCATGAATGTAGCACCGCAAATGATCAACGAAATTGCCACTCAGTGGAAAACACGACTGGATGAATTGGAAGAAGTTGCCAAAGGCAAAGACGCTGACCTAGTTGAAGGCTATAGCCAATTTGGCAAGCTGCAAATTCGTAATCTCATTAAATTTGCTGAAACAGTAATCAACGACTGCGGTGCGTACATTCAGATCAAGAAAGTTGAACGCAAGCCACGTGCCAAAAAAGCAGTACCGGTTGAAAAGATTGTGTCCAAATTCAAACATCTAAGAGCCTTAACTGATCCAAAACTGCAGGGCGAACCAGCTACCAAGCTGGTTGGAGCCAGCGAGGCTTGGCTATATGATACTGCTAAACGCAAATTGATTTATGTGGTAGCAGACACTCATGTGGGCAGTCTCACTGTCAAGGGATCCAGTGTTATTGGTTTTGATCCTGCAACAACAGTACAAAAAACTCTGCGTAAACCGGCAGAGCAACTCAAAAGTATTACCAGTGTGGGAAAACCAGCTGCACGTAAAGCTTTCAAAGAAATCAAAGCCACCGAAGTTAAATGGAATGGCCGCAGCAATGAGCATTTGCTGATACTAAAGGTTTACTAAATACTAGGGTAAGGAGCCCCAAATGGCAGACCAAACCCTAGATCCACTAAAAAAACAACTGATTGATTATGTACAACTACAGTTAGGCAGTCAAATTGTAGACGTTGAATTAGATCCTGCACACTACGAAGCAGCGTATCAGCGCACAATTGGTACTTACCGTCAGCGTAGTCAAAATGCCTACGAAGAAAGCTATAGTTTTATGCAGTTGTTGGACAATGTAAACGAATACACTTTGCCACAAGAAGTCACACAAGTACGGCAAATTTTTCGACGCACAATTGGATTGAGCACCGGTGGCAGTGCCAGCAGCTTTGATCCATTTGGCGCAGCAACATTAAACGTGTATCTGCTGAACTTTAACCAGTCGGGCGGCAGCCTGGCTACTTACGACTTTTATCAACAATATGTGGAGCTTGCTGCCAGAATGTTCGGCGGATACATCAACTACACATTCAATCCTGTTACCAAAAAACTACAGCTGATTCGTGACCCTAAAGGCACTGGAGAAGTTGTCCTGCTGTGGACTTATAATCTGCGTCCAGAAATTGTATTACTGAGCGACTTTCAGATCAGTCAATGGATTCGTGACTACATGGTGGGTGCTTGTAAGTACATCATTGGTGAAGCTAGAGAAAAATTTGGTACTATTGCTGGTCCACAAGGCGGCGGAACCTTAAACGGTGCTGCTATGAAGTCGGAAGGTCAAGCTATGATGGACAAATGCATAGAAGACCTCAAGTTGTATGTAGACGGTTCGCAACCATTGACCTTGGTAATCGGCTAATTGTTTTTGCGAGCAGCATCACGTGCTCGCTTTTTAGCGCCAATGATTGCTCGAGTTGCGGCTGTTTGGATTCTTCCTTCTTGATTACTAGTGGCACCTCTGCCAATTTGCCATCCGTTGTTTAAGAAATTATTAACTTCTGTTAAATTGACTCGCATTGAATCTGTACTATTATGGATCCATTTTTGATTTTTAGTGGTACCTTTTTTTGCATTAACTTGTGGCGAGTATGTTTTGCCTAAATTAATTTGCATTAGAGTTTTTTTAGTAGAGTTTGTGTGTTTAAATCCTGCATTTGATGCAATTCTTTTTGCAATAGTTTTAGGGCTTTGTTTGACTCCTGCTGCCCCATCGCCACCATCTGTTAAATTTCTAAGTATTCCTGTGCCTAAATCTTTTCGACCGTACCATCTTATTAGCCTACGTTCGATTGCTAATGCACCGATGTTAGTTAAGTTTGATTCTACAATAACGATACGATGATAATCTGTTGGGACAATAACATTATGTTCTTTTTCCCACGCCCTGTATCGTTGTCCTTTACCGATATAATACGGTGTTAGATTACCTTTGCGTAGATATACGTAAACATAGAAACCGGGCGGATAAGTAGACAGGCTGATGCTCCTCAAAAGCGTTAGAACGGGTGGATGTTGGTAGCATCGCGATCCGTGCTATTATTTATTCTGATTTCATTGACAATTGCATAGTATTGTCTTATAATAATGGTATGAGCTCCCTTATGATCGATATCGAAACCATTGGAGTAGCACCTGCTGCTACTATTCTAACCATTGCTGCCCAATCTTTTGATCCATTGGGTTCCGGGTACTACAAACAACATTACTATGCTAGAATTGATTTAGACAGCCAAGAAAATCGTACCATTGACGAAAGCACATTAAACTGGTGGGCTACTCAACCTGCAGTAGCCCGTGACGAAGCATTTGCTGAAGATAATCGAGTACCTCTTGACCAAGCCTTAGATGAGTTAGGTAAGCTTATTTGGACTAGCAATTTTTTATGGTGTCAAGGCCCTACATTTGACTGCACTATTCTAGAACATGCCTACAAGAGCTACAATAAACCTATACCTTGGCAATATTTCAAAGTTAGGGACAGCCGAACACTTTGTAGTGTATGGCCCAACCGCCCCAAACCACCCACAACACACCATGCATTAGAAGATTGTCGCAAGCAGATTGATCTAGTGCAAGCAACACTTAGACATTTGAACGTTAAGGAATTATCATGATTATTGGAATTTGCGGCCTGATTGGGTCCGGCAAAGACACTGTAGCTGACTACTTGGTAAACGTACACGGGTTTAGGCGTGAAAGCTTTGCAGGCACTTTAAAAGATGCTGTGGCTGCTGTGTTTGACTGGGATCGTACCTTGTTGGAAGGACGTACCAGAGCCTCCAGAGAGTGGCGCGAGCAACGCGATGAATGGTGGAGCCGCCGTTTAGGACAAGACATTACACCACGCTGGGTGCTGCAATACTGGGGCACAGAAGTCATGCGCCGCGGATTTCACGACGATATTTGGATTGCTAGCATTGAAAACAAAATACGCAACAGCAGCGACAACGTGGTCTTAAGTGATTGCCGTTTCCCCAATGAAATTGCCAGTATTCGCAACGCTGGTGGGCGTATTGTGCGCACTTGTCGTGGACCAGATCCCGAATGGTTTCATGCTGCCGAAGTGGTAAATCGTGGTCCTACACTGAATTTGTCCTGGGCCAGTAATCGATCTGTACTAGACACATTCAAGGTGCATGCCAGCGAAACTGCCTGGGTAGGAACTGATTTTGACCATGTGCTTGACAATAATCATTCAATGGATGACTTGTATGCTCAAGTAGATCGCATTGTCAAAAATCAGGAGTAATATCACCTGCACGCCAGGGTAGTTCCAATCTGACAATTTCAGCAATACAGTTCAAGCACACTGTTTTTAAGTTTCGTGTTTCGCAGTTATTTAGATCCCCGTCTACATGATACACAGTCAACTGAGTATGGTGTCTAGCCCGAAACCCACATCTATCACATGTGGGTTTTTTCTTGTAACCGGCTGTCAGCCATCTGGGTCTGGCTGGTTTGATCTTTTTGTCTTGCCTAATACACACGTTACAACGACTGCGATAGTACAGTTTTTCACGGTGATAGCCATTTATAGCAGCGGGATTTTTGTTGCAAACCTTGCATAGCGGTCTCATACGACTATTTATTGATTAGACCTTAATCAAGGTATACATAATCACCTGATTTTTGGTCGATGCAATAAATATCATTAACCCATTTAAAAGGATAACATTATGGCACTAGTATCCCCCGGCGTAGAAGTAACCATCATTGATGAGTCCAGCTATCTACCAGCAGGTACCAATTCGGTACCTTATATTTTGCTGGCAACAGCACAAGACAAAATTTCTGGTACAGGTGTCACTGTTGCTCCTGGCACCACTGAAGCAAACGCTGACAAAGTGTATTTAATTACTAGTCAACGCGATCTTGCTGCAACATTTGGTAACCCTTTCTTTTACAAGACAACCAACGGTACACCAATCAATGGATATGAACTCAATGAATACGGACTGCTTGCTGCACACAGTGTATTGGGTATCAGCAATCGTGCATATATCCAACGTGCAAACGTAGACTTGGCAGAATTAACAGCCACTTTGGTACGTCCCACAGGTGCACCTGACAATGGAACCACATGGCTAGACACAACACTTACGCTGTGGGGTATCAATCAGTGGAATCAAACAACAGGTGAATTTACTGTAGCAACTCCGTTGGTTATTACTGATACCACACAACTAGAGTCCGGAATTCCTGCTGCCAGCTTCGGATCAATCGGGCAATATGCAGTTGTTGCAACCAACACTGCTAACCCTGTATACTACAAAAACACAGCCAACGACTGGGTACTGGTTGGATCCGACGACTGGAAACTGTCGTGGCCCACAGTGCAAGGTACAGAAAGTGTCACTGGCGCAGTATTGCCTGTTGGTGCTGTATTAATTATTAATGGGCAAACTGCAACTGTGCCTGGCGCAGCCACTTTGGCTGGACTAGTTACTGCCATTAACAACCTTAGCATTGACGGTGTCACAGCCGAAGCTGATTCCAGTAATCGCCTGATTCTTCTTGCTGATAGTTCGGCCGAAGCCGACGGTTCAACTGCCGACGGCGGTGCTGTCAACATTGAACTAGCAAGCACAGCTGGCCTGCTGACTGCTTTGGGAATCACAGCTGGCACTTACTATGCACCAGCTCTACAACAAAGTCCTAACTATACTGTGCCACGTTGGAGAACAACTGATACATCGCCGCGTCCAACTGGTTCTGTGTGGAATAAAACCACTGACCCTAACTTGGGAGCTAAAATTGTTGTCAAAGAATACAGCACAGTGTTTGGTACTTTTACTACTAAAGCAGCTCCAATATACCAAACTGATCGTGACGCAAATGCTGCGCTAGATCCTGCAGGAGGTGGCAAGAACATCTCAGCTGGTACATTGTACACTCAATATGATGTGAGTCCAGAAGTAGTACCATCCGGCTACAACGACACATTTACGTTGAAGATTTTTGAACGACTGACTACTGGTCCCACAATTATCACTGGTAACACAGTTGATCCAGTGTTTATCAACGGTAACCAATTTACCATTCGGACCAGTCAAGCAAACAGTACAGTATATACACCATTTGTTACTGTCACTATAAACGGAACAACAGCAGCTGATTTTGTTGCTGCAGTTTCGGCTGCTGGCGTTCCCAACGTTAGTGCATCGGTATCGTCAACTGGTCAGATTGTGTTTACACAAAGTATAGGTGGCGTAATTTCTGTTGTGAATACAACAGGAACACCTATAACTACAGCTGGTTTCACCACTGCTGTAACAGGAGTGCGCGATGGTACAACAACAGGAACACTGTTGTTGTCAAACTGGGTGCCGTTAGAATATACAGCCAGTGCCACTGCACCTGATCAAGATCCTGACAACGGTCGTTACTGGTATTACTCTGCTACAAACCAAGTTGACATCATGATCAACACAGGTTCAGCCTGGGTAGGTTACCAGAATGTATCAAACGATGCACGTGGCTTTAATTTAACACTGACCAATCCAACAGGTCCTATTATCAGTGCAACAGAACCCTTGTTGCAGACAGACGGGACACCGTTGGTATACGGTGACTTGTGGATTAACACCAGCAATCTTGAGATTTATCCGGTTATCAACCGTTGGCAAATTGTGGAAGGTGTGGATCAGTGGGTTGTGGTAGACAACACTGATCAAACAACTTCCAATGGTATCTTGTTTGAAGATGCACGCTGGGCACCCAATGGTACTACAGATCCAATTGTTGCTGCAATACCATCAATTACTAGTTTGCTGACCAGTAATTATCTTGACATTGATGCTCCTTCTGCAACAATTTATGCAGCAGGCACACTGTTGTTTAACACACGTCGCAGCGGATTTAATGTCAAAGAATTCCGCACAAATTACTTCAACGCTTTGAGCTTTGATGTTGATCCGTACAATAACACAGTTGAGTATGTTGTGGGCAACAAGGTACTTTACAACGGTTCTATATACGTAGCGATATTGGGTGGACAAGGCAATCTTCCATCCAATGTCACTTACTGGTCGCCGTTGGAAACCAATGCATGGGTAACTGCCAGCGGTAACCGTGCAGACGGTTCGCCTAACATGGGTCGTTTGGCAGTTCGTGCAATTATAGTAGCTGCACTTAAATCTGCTATTGACAGCCAGGAAACCTTGCGCGAAGAGCAAAATGTGTTCAACTTGATTGCTTGCCCGCAGTATCCAGAACTGATCCCCAACATGATCGCACTCAACAACGAGCGCAGTAACACTGCATTTATTGTAGGTGACACTCCATTGCGCCTTGGACCTGATGGAAATTCCTTAGTGGCATGGGCCAACAACAACGGCGGTCTTGGTGTATTTGCTGGCGACAGCATACCTCTAGGTGACCCATATGTTGGTGTGTTCTATCCCAGCTGTCAGACAACTGACTTGTCTGGAAGCGTAGTAGTTCAGCCTCCAAGTCACATGATGTTGCGTACAATTGTTCGCAGCGACGAAATTGCGTATCCGTGGTTAGCTCCAGCAGGTACACGTCGTGGTCTAATTGACAATGCTGCGCAGATTGGTTATGTCAACGCACAAACAGGTGAATTTGTATCTATCGCCACAGGCCAGGGTGTACGTGATGTGTTGTACGAAAATCGTATCAATCCAATCACATTCATTCCTGGCACAGGTATTACCAACTACGGTAACAAGACTGTGGCTGCCAGCCCAAGTGCGCTGGATCGCATCAACGTGGCACGTTTGGTAGCATTTATTCGCGCACGTTTGAACCAAATTGGCAAGAGCTTTGTGTTCGAGCCAAACGATCAGATCACACGCAACGAACTCACCAATGCTATTACCGGCTTGATGACAGACTTGGTGGCCAAACGCGGTATCTATGACTACCTGGTTGTTTGCGACTTGAGCAACAACACACCTGCACGTATTGATCGCAATGAGCTGTATGTTGATATTGCGATTGAGCCTGTTAAGGCGGTTGAATTTATCTACATTCCGGTTCGTCTCAAGAACACTGGCGAAATTGCTGCAGGGAATGTATCAAGTTCTGCTTCTGTTTAATGTAGTAGCAACACAAAAATGGGGCTTTATGCCCCATTTTTTTTGATCATCAAGATCATAAATAATTGCATATAGGAGATATACTCATGTCCGTTTCATCACTCTCAAGAATGACGGTGCCGTTGGCAAGCGATCAATCCAGCCCAACCCAAGGCCTGCTCATGCCCAAGCTCAAGTATCGCTTTCGAGTGACACTTGAAAACTTTGGCGTAAGTACACCCAGAACAGAATTAACCAAACAAGTTATGGACTTCACAAGACCGTCGGTTTCGTTTGAAGACATCACAATCGATCTGTACAATTCCAAATTGAAATTGGCAGGCAAGAGCTCGTGGGAAGACACTACTCTCAACCTGCGTGATGATGCCAGCGGACAAGTTCAGCGCCTAGTTGGCGAACAATTGCAAAAGCAAATGGACTTTTATGAACAGGCCTCAGCACGCTCTGGCGGTGACTACAAGTTCCTGACACGTTGCGAAATTCTCGACGGCGGCAATGGAAACTTGGTTCCCACTGTGTTAGAAACTTGGGAATTGTATGGGTGCTTCTTGCAAGCAGCTAACTACGGCGACTTAAACTATGCCACCAGCGAGCCAGTTACTATTGCACTGACCATTAGATTTGACAATGCATTACAGACTCCGCTTGGTACTGGGGTGGGTATATTTATTACTCGTGGTACTAACGGCACGGTAACATCGACTGGTGCTGGAATACCCGGCGACGAATAAGGCTAACCTGTGTCATCATTCGGCCAGCAGTATATCACCAATACTTACGGTACAGAAACTCTTAGGGACTATGCACATGCTCCTAAGTTTTTCCGTGCCAATAGTCTTGAGTATGTACCGCGGGTCAAGTTTCTATTTCATGTTTACTTTAATCTCAACACAGATCCACAAACTGGTATTCCAGCCTTACGTAATGTATTCAGTGAGGATCAAGCTACAATTGGCCTATTGGTCAAAACTATTCAGTTACCGCAATTTACCATCGCGACAGAAGTACTGAATCAATACAATCGCAAACGAGTAATACAGAAAAAGATAGAATACAATCCTGTGCAAGTAGAAATGCACGACGACGGCGGCGATCTGATACGTACACTTTGGTATAATTATTTTTCATACTATTACAAAGACCCAAACCAACCTTACAATAATGTTTCATCTACTAACGGAGCTGCTGGAGTTGACTCATCGCAGGCCGCGGGTTTCAGTTACAACAATCGTGATATCTATGTCAATGACCGAACAGTAAACGACTGGGGTTACATTGGCGAAAGTTTCAACGACGGAACCAATGCCGAAAACGGCAAACCAGCCTTTTTCAGAGACATCACAATTTACGGTTTCGACCAGCACAAGTGGGTGTCGTATGTGCTGGTCAATCCGTTGATCAGCACCTGGAATCACGACACGTACAATTACAGCGAAGATGGCGGCATCATGCAAAATAGCATGACTATACAGTACGAAACAGTAAAATACTACTCGGGTACGATCGGAGCAGAACGTCCAGATACTAATGTGGTTGGATTTGCAGATCCCAATGCATATGATCAGATTCTCAGCCCTTTGTCAACGCGAGATCAGACATCATTCGTCAACGGACAAGGAGGTAATATACCATGAGTAGGGGTAGTATTTCAGATCTTCAAGCAACTGCAACTGCATCGGTACTGGGTAACGTCAAGCGAGCCGACATCAACTACAACTTGAGAATGGCCCCACCTGTGCCCACCAATACTAATCCACGGGCTACTGCAGGTCGCGTTAATAATTTACGAAATGGTCTTCCAGGCGAGAATAGAGCACAGCCCAATCAAACAGGAATTAGCGCACCGTTGATACCAACGCCACCGTTACGCAGACAATTTAATTCCACAACTGGCGTAATGGGCGGCGGTGCAGGATCTGACCTACCGATCGCACCATAAGGACATTTTTATATGAGTACTGTAAATGCTATAAATCCCAATGTCGATTTATCTGCTAGAGTATTTGACACATTTGATGCGCCGCAGATACAACTAGATGCCAACGAGTACGACATAGTCAGTAGTTTTTTTGAATCAATATTCACTGACCAAACTGCAGCTAGAAATCTAACACTGACATTTTTTACCATTGCAGAACAAACCAAGACACCTGTATTGACCTTGCTGGATCAAGTTGTAGACCAGGACGCCATACAGCTCACAGCCACCATGGCCTATTATCTCAATGGTCTTCGTAGCCCTAGTACATTGCTGGGCGTCAACAGCTCAGTGACGCCAAACTTCTATACCGCGCGAAACATAGCAGCATGAGTAAATTTGCTCAAGGTACCTACCAGCCAGTCAACAAACAAAAATACGCAGGAACACGGGATCCAAGATATAGATCCAGTTGGGAATTGGCGTTTATGAACTTTTGCGACCACAACGATCATATACTGCAATGGGCAAGCGAATCAATTTCTATTCCTTATCGACATCCGCTCACAGGAAAAATGACCATGTATGTGCCTGATTTTCTAATCACCTACATGAACAAGTCAGGACAGCAGATTGCAGAATTGATAGAAATTAAACCACGCAAACAAAGTGTGATCGAAGGCAAGATGACCGAAAAAGATCGTATGATTGTGGCAGTGAACTATGCCAAATGGGATTCTGCACAGAAGTGGGCTCGCCGTAACGGGCTAACATTCAGAGTAATCAACGAAGACAACATCTTTCACAACGGCAGAAGATAGTCGGTAAATACGGTATGACCCGTAAACTCGAATCCTTGTTTGATCTCCCTTCCTCTGTGTCGGATGAGCTCACTGACCCAACTACCCAAGAACAAACCAGTCTAGAAAATTTACCTGACACCTTGGCTGCACTCGACAAAATCGAAGCAGCTCTTCCGGCAGTAAAGGGACTGGAATCATCTGATTCTGAAATGGACGAGCTGGCCGGAATGGCAGTGAAAGAATTTCACAACTTGCTGGACCTAGGCATGAATGTAGATAGCCGGTATGCTAGTGAAATTTTTGGAGTAGCTAGCCAAATGTTAGGGCATGCAATCACAGCCAAAACTGCCAAGGTAAACAAAAAACTACGCATGATCGATCTGCAGTTAAAGAAAGCCAAGTTAGATCAAGACACCAACAAAGACGATGCATTGCCGGTTGGGCAAGGTACAGTGCTGGATCGCAACGAATTGTTGGCCAGTTTGCTAAAGCGCAATGAATCAGATACACCAAAAAAGTAATTGTGCTAAATATATCCATAGGACTATGACATGAAAACATTTGCACAATACCTGACAGAAAGCGAAAAAACCTTTGATTATCGTATCAAAATCTGCGGAGATGTTGGGGCTGACCTCTTAAAGATGTTTAAGGAAAAACTTAAAAAGTTTGATCCTGTAAAGATTTCAGATCCAAAGACCACACCTGTACAGGCCAAGCCTGTAGACTTTCCCGGACAAACTAATCAACGAGTGACCATGATTGATGGCAGTTTTAGATACCCAGCAACGCCTCCGCAGATTCAACAGATGGCAGAGCTTTGCGGAGTACCTGCTACTGATATTTGTATCAATGACTTGCATTGGTCAGAAGGAATGGATCAAGAGTTACTGGGCATTGAAGAAGAAAATTCTCCTTCCTTGCTGGAAAAAGATTACCCAGCTAACTCAGCAGAACAGAACAAGCTCAAGAAAGAATACGCCGACAGCAATCAGCAGATAGTAAAAAACTCAGCTGAAAAAGCCACATGGACTGTAGCTGGCGGCCGTACTCCACCAGCTGTCACAACAAACGATTTGCCACAGGGCGTCAAGAGTCCTATGTCAACAATAAAACGTCCACCACGTCCAGCCACTGGATTTAAATCTCAAGGAAAAAAGTAATGGATATCTATCAAATCATGGCTCGACTTGACGCCATTGGCTCAAAGAAAAATCTGACAGAAAGTCAGGATATGATGCAACCTGTTGCTGAAGGTCGCTTCAAAGAATTAGATATAATTCTGCAGGATTTTCCTGAGGATGTGGAAGAATTTAAACGCAGTGGCGATTTAGGCAGTAGATTTTATGAGGCCCTGGTTAACCATTATCTGGATTCGGGCGAAATGCCTTATGGCGTAGCTAAAGCACGCACTGGCGATCCGTATGACTGGGTTGTAAATCGGTTGGCTAGCGAGTTGGGTCTGGACGAAGCATCTGCAAGAAACCGCGGCGATGTTGCTGAAGCCAAGACTTCTAAGCCTGACTTTTTAGATCTTGACAAAGATGGCGACAAGAAAGAGCCAATGAAAAAGGCAGTTGCTGATAAGAAAAAAGGTGCAGTTAAAGAAAGCGAACAGAATATGAGTCGCGCTGCCAAAGGTTATGAAAAATATGGCAAACAAGGTATGCAGGCATTAGCCAAGGCTGGTAAAGAAGGTAAAAGTCTTGATCCCGTCAGAAAAAAATACGACAGGTATGACGAATCACTTAGTCAAGATGACTTTGACCAAGCCGCAATTGCCCAGGGCAAACGTGGACGTGATGCTCGTGACAATCCTTCAAAAGCAGTAGCGGCAGCTAAACGTAGTCCAGCAGCTCAAGATGCACGTGCCAAACTTGACAAAGTACGTCAATCTGAAATCAAAGTCAAAGAGTCAGCAAAACCAGACTTCTTGGACATGGACCAAGATGGCAACAAGAAAGAGTCAATGAAGAAAGCTGTCCAAGACAAGAATCGTGTTAAGAAAGTCGACGAAGCCGGCAAAAATCTATTCCCAGGCACACCTGAGTACGAATTGCGTTTTGGCAAAGACGATGCTTCTAGTGCGTTTGATAAGAAAAAGATTTCAACAGGTACAGTGTATAGCCGCAAGCATCACGAAGAGCCTGAAGCAGCCGACAACGATGATACACCAAAGAAAAAAGGCCGCCCAGTTGGCGCCAAACGACGCCTAGGAGCCAAAGGACCCAGTGTTAACAGTTTACTGTTAAAAGGCAAAGGCGGTTTGAAAGAACACGATATCGATATTCAAGATAGAGGTGAATACGATCGCGAAGGCGATATGGCCTTGAATCAAGTGCACCAAATTGCAGACGCTGCTCGAGAATTGCATGCTATTTTGGCATCAGACGATAATCTGCCGGAATGGGTACAAAGCAAGATCACCAAGGCCTTGGATTACATTGACACAGCCAGAGATTATCTAGGTGCCGAAGGCGAAATGGATCGCGAAGAATTACCTGAAATTGCTCCTATCGTTGGGGCTCTTGCCGGTCGTGCATTGGCTGGAGCAGCTGGCGCAGGATCAACAGGACAAGCAATTGGGAGCCTAGCTGGAAGAGCAGTTGCAGGTGCAATGAACGGCAACGATGAAGTTGAAGAAGCTGGATATTCAGCCAAATCAGCTCGTGCAGGTAAAGACATTGGCAAGCCCGGCAAGAACTTTAACAAGATTGCCAAAGGTGCTGCTGAACGTTACGGCAGCAAGGCTGCTGGTGAACGTGTTGCCGGCGCAGTGTTAAACAAACTGCGTG